AGCTATGTTCATACTGCAAGTGTATCTAATAGCATGACTGTTCCTGCATTTAAAATTAAAGTAGATGGATTAAAGGCGGAAGAAAGTATAATATATGATTATATCTCTAGTGATAATACAGCTAAAAGTAGTCGTATTATTATAAGAGATAATGGTTTGTATGATCTTCCTGTTAGCGTCCCTATACAGGTGACAGAGATAACACCTGCATCAGTATTAATTGGTTTTACTATTGCATTGAATGATAACGTAAGTAAAGAAGGTTTAACCATCGAAGTCCTCCCCACCATCGAACACGCTCTCAGCCTAGACGGAATTAACGACTTCGGCAAGGTAACCGGTCTCCCTGTTTTGAAGGACTATACGGTTGCTGCCGATTATGAAAGAACTAGGATAAATATCGGCTCTAATGGTGATGCTGCTGTATTATCTAAAGCTGAATCACAGAACAATGGAGCTTTTATGTTTAATACTATATCCAATAATGGAGAAAAAATTTCTTATTCTTTCGGAGGTAGAAATATAATTAATACAGATGATACAATAAGAAGAATTTTTTATCAGTCTAAGTATATAAATAATGGTCAATACATAAATATTATACCAACATTTGTAGATAGTGATAAATTATGGCTTGGTACATATAGAGACAACGATACTAGATTTGCTAAATTAGCATTATGGTCTCTCATGCTCTTCCCCTACAGCCTCTCCGAGTTCTTGTTGGAGAGACAGTTGAGAAAGTATAAGGCAGGAACGCTATATCCAGATATGATCGAGTTTAGACCGATTGTAAAGAGTAACATCCCTTACTCCTCGATCTCCTACTCAGTTAATCCAGGAGAATACATTGCCGAAGGTAGCGCGGTAACTATCACCATAACCTTGTCAAACGCTTCTGATAAACTAATAGGCGTATCATCTAACGCCATCGGCGACATATCCATCTCTGGGGACAATGGTGTCTATGAGATAACCGGAAAGGTCACCAAATCTCCTCAGAAGATCAGCATAGTTATCTCCAGCTACTTGACAATGTTAGGTAACTATACTTTAATTTCAAATGAAACATTAATTAAAAACGAATGATATGAAAAAGATATTTGACATAGCAAAAGACTCCGAAAAGTCGTGGGGAGTCATTGCGCAAGGGATAGATGGGAATTTTGAGGAAATAGAGGCTAAGATGACAGATATTCCGATATCTTCCGTTAAAGAAATAAAAGAATACTCTCATGATGACACACAAAAAGGGTATTATTATGCTTTAACACAAGGTGTAGGAGGAATAGCACCGTTGGAACCAGTGTTATTTTCGGATAGTGGCTCTCAATGGGAATGTATGAAGCTGCCGGTCTTTGCGGGCAACATATGCACTATTGCTACTCAAGGTGGAAATAATGGTAGAGCTTATGCCATTACGGACGAATCTCTAAAGATTATAGAAGTGGCTGATGCTAACGTTAATACGTTGAATGAACCTAAAGTTATCACTATCAATGAAAATGGATATTTATATATAAACAATATAGTCGTTAGTGAACCTAAATTTAAAGTGAAAATAACTACCGGATTAGATATAAAAATAGATAAGCTGGTAGAACAATCAGAATTAATAAAAGAGAAAACTGAAGAGCTTGATAGAAGAGTAATATCTCCTAGATACAGAAATAATCCGTATCCTAAGAATGTCCAAAATCTGAAGATATTGTCAATAGGAAATTCTTATACAGACGATCCTACTGCATATTTGGGAGATATTGTGGAGAAGTCAGGAGCGGATCTTTCAAAATTATGCCTATATATAGCCGTTATGAGCGGGGCTTCTTTTGAGACTTGGGTTGATAAATATAAATCCAACGAGACGGTCACAATATCCAGAAGAGTGGGGACTTATGATATTGGTAAAACATCCGGCACATTAAAAGAATTACTTGCACAAGACTGGGATATAATCACAATACAGCAGGTCTCTACTTTGGCTAACCAATATGACAAATGGGAACCATCGTTAAAAGAGTATATGGAAATATTAAGACGTAACTGCACTAATCAGAATGTGTGTATAGGTTTCCAGTTGATACATGCCTATTGGACTGGTTATGGTGGTGCTCCTGTTGGTATTGCTAGATACAATGAGATAGTTAATAGCGTCAAACGTCTTGTTCAAGAGGTAGGGATAGACTTAATTATTCCGACTGGGACAACAATTCAAAATGCACGGAATACATCATTGCAGACGGAGCATGATATAACAAGGGACGGTTCGCATTTGTCATATGGGGTAGGCAGGTATTTATCTGCTTGCACTTGGTTTCAAGTATTGTTCTCTCCCTTTGTAAATAAATCTATTTTGGGCAATACGTCAATACATGTAGTGACAGAGGAGGAAAGAACCGCAGGTGATAATAAATATGAGGCAGTAGATGTCACGGAAGAAAATAGATCACTTTGCCAAGAATGTGCTTTTTTAGCCACTTTAGATATGTATAATGTAACTGATATTAGTGAGTAACATAACGAATTAAACAGTAAAGCGTATGAAATACATTGTATTCCCATCAGAGAAACTGGACGAGATACCGCAAGAGATGCTCGACGAACTGCACCTGACCCCACGAAAGAGCGTTGACGGTACTCAGGTGATCATGAAGATAGTTCATTACGAAGCTCTTTTTCCGTCCATTATGACCTTGCCATTATTGGACGAAGAAGAAAAAACGGAAAATCCGATTTATCCTTATCCTACCTACGAAGGCGAAGAGTTGAGTGTGTTGTTGTCGGGTCCGGATTGGTCATCAAATGAAAGTATCATATGAAATCTCTCCCTTGGATATTAGTCTGCCTGCTTGTATGCGTGATTGTGTGGATGTGTTGTAATCCGCACGATCCTTCGACTGTCTATGTAAAGGGAGATACGATAAGAGTAAGGGACACTATAGTTGACATCGTGCTTATGCCGGTAAAGGAGACCTTAAAGCGTACCGATACGGTGTATTTACCGATAATAGTAGATACCACTACCGACAGAACCGTAGAAGGCGACTCGGTTCCGGTGATTATACCGATTACAATCAAGGAGTATAAGACTGATAATTACCGTGCAATAGTTAGCGGTTATAAGCCCAGCCTTGACTTTATGGAAGTCTACGGAGAAAAGGAAATCATCACTCTTAAACCGAAGCAAAAACGCTGGGGCCTTGGCCTGCAATTTGGATACGGCTATCCCGGTGGATTGTATGTCGGTGGTGGAGTAAGTTATAATTTATTTATGTGGTAATACCGGCACTATCTTCACAGACCGTTTCCGGTATGAAAAGTTTAAGTTGTATTTATATAACAATTTCCATTGGAAAAAGGTTTATTAAGAAAGGAGGACAAAATGAGACATTAATTGATTATTAAGCACTAAGTTATCCGGTAAAGTAGAAGGCCGGTTATCATAACAAATGTAACTCTTTTGGGGGATAGAGTAAAAAAAAGAACCCCCAACACTGAAAGTTGACGCCAATCGTACTTTTTAGCATACCAAAAGCATACATAGGTAGTGTCGGGGGTATAATATCCTTAACATTCCTATATATGCTTTTGTTTATTTGGTACTGAGTACGATTGGCAAAGGCAAAAGTACAACAAAAAATTAAATTACTATGTGTAAGTCAGAGATTTTTGCCGAGATTCTAAATATTGTTGGGAAAGAAACTGAAGTTTCTACTGAATTGATCCTTTCATCAAGTAAAGTTACTGAAGTTGTTGACGCCCGTTCTATTGTAGTATTCTTCCTCACTGAATACGGGCTATACCCTGAACAAATAGCGACTTTGCTTCACAAGACATCCGCTAGTATCCGTTATCTTATATCTACTTTTGAAAGCCGTAAACTGGCAAACAAAATGATTGCAATATATCTGCAAAATATTCGCAAATCGCTTGAAAATGAGCTCTGATTTATGCAGTCCCTATTATATACTTTTGTGATGCGGTTGATATTGACCGTGTTATAATTGTATATCAATATGAGTGAAACAAAGACTTACGTTTTCCCGGAGTCAGGCGGGAACGGTGGCGGTAGTGGAATGATGGCCATGCTGGCTCCTCTATTGCAGCAGAAAGGAATTGATCCGAACTTGTTGGTAGCTATGAATGGCAAGAACAACAATAGCGGCTTCGGTGGGGAAGGACCATGGGTTATATGGGTGATTTTTTTGTTTTTCCTTATGGGATGGGGAAACAATGGAAATGGATGGGGAAACAATGGCGGCGGCAACAACGCAGGCGGAATCCCTAATCTTATCAACAACGATGCAGGAAGGGAGTTGCTTATGAGTGCTATTCAGGGAAATGGTCAGGCTATCAATACGCTGGCTACCAATTTGAATTGCTCTGTAGGGCAAATTCAACAGTCTATCAACAGCGTCATGACGCAGATTCAGGGAGTAGGCAACCAAATCGGGATGTCTTCACAGCAGATTATCAACTCCGTGCAAGCTGGTAACTGTCAAATAGCACAAGCAATTGCAGACTGTTGCTGCAAGACGCAGAATGCTATTACTACGCAAGGCTATGAAAGTCAGTTGGCCATCTGCAACCAGACTAATACCTTGGTGAACACGGCCAACCAGAACACCCTGTCATTACGTGACGGAGCAACCGCAAATACAAATGCTATTTTGGGGAAACTGGATGCAATGCAGAATCAGGCCTTACTGGACAAGATCGATGCGCTTCGTGAGGCTAAATCAGCTTTGCAAACTCAGTTATCACAGGAACATCAAACATCGACATTCGGGCAAATGATTGGTCAGGCAACAGCTCCTCTGGGTGCTGCTTTAGGTGATCTCAGTTCGCGCCTGGCAAAAATCGAGTGTAAACAACCAGAGACTGTTACTGTTCCTTACAGTCCTATTGCGGCAGTTCCCAACTGTGTAGCATACCAATACGGCTTGTATGGTGGTTTCAATCCTTACGCTGCCGGTAATGGCTTTTGGGGTTAATAGAGGAAGGAGGCTATTATGGCAGTATATCCTTTCCAATTTGTAAACCGTAGGGGTTCTGCGGCTATATCAACCTCGGGAGTAACGGTCAATACTGCTAATGTGGTGTTTTCCTTTCCCAACCACGCCTTTGTTAACGCATGGTATAGAGGGACAATATACATCGACATTGCCCAAGCGGTACCTACCGGAACAACCGGCACGCTTCCTATTCTGTTTGAGACCAATGGAGCTACCCAGGCGGTCACTAAATATAATGGAGAAGCTCTGACTGCGGCAGACATTCCCGGTACTGGTGTGTATGAGTTCTGGTTTGACCGTGCTACCAACACGTTGCAGATTATGACCGGAGTAGTTTAAAAACAACAATGGGCGGGAGCAATCCCGCTCCTTAAAGAGTTAATTAATTATGCCTTTTCAGAATTTAAGAACAAACAGCGAGTTCTTTGTCCTTCATAGGGACGGTACTCCATATATAGAAGTAGGATCTGTAGCCGGGGTTTCCAATCCTGTGCCGGAGTTTATGCAACAACCTCTTCCCTATGGGCAGCCCCCGAGAATGGTGGTTGATATAACAATCAAGGTCGGGGAGCAGACGGTGACTTTCCAAAAGATACCGGCAATGGCTGACATTGCTGATGCAAACTTTCCCGGAGGTGGGAATATGGTAATATCCGGCTCAAGGGAATCGATGAATGCGGAAGTTGCCGCCATGCGCAACCGCTCTTCGGAGATATTGGGCAGTGTTGATCATCATCGTTCCGTTATAGAGTCATGCGACAAGATGCTTCAGGTCCTTAATCCTGAATTTGCAGAACGCCAGCGTCAGGAAGCGGAAAATAAAGCGCTTCGGCAAGAACTTAGCGAATTGAAGGCTATGATGGCTGATTTCTTCAAGTCTTCTGAAAAGACATCTGGTAGTAACAATTCTAAAAAACAATAGTATGATGATGATTGAGATTTCCGAGAGCAAGGTCGAGAAAATGTCCGACTACGCTGAAAAGATGCTTAAATACGGTGGTAAGCTGATGCAATGCATCGAAGAATTATCCGGTGGTGAAAGCATGGGAAGACGTGAACGTTATTATGACGATGACGACGACCGCTATGACGAGATGGGTGAACGTGGTGATTATGGTGGCGGTTCCGGTCGTGGCGGCTATGGCGAAAGACGCGGCGTACGTGGTACAGGACGCTATTCCCGTTATCGTTAATGTTTAATTAGGGGGTGGATCATTTCTACTCCCTATAACTTTATTTAATCATGAGGAGAGAACCTTTGGATATAAGAGATAGAAGACCGGAAGAAATGGAAGCCTACTTGTCTAACTTCGGCTGGCATTTCAACAAGAAAATGTGCGAGTTTGCAGTGTCGCTCATGAAAAAGCTTAATCCTTCTACCGGTAAAAAAGAGCGGATTGAACCGATATCGAAAGAGAAAGTAGATGAGTTGCTTACCCGCTATGGCATAAAGCTTGAAAATAATGCGCTATATGATTATGTTTATGTAGCCAACATGGGTAAGGCAGATTATCTGAAGTCATCTATTCCCGACGAAGCGCATTTGGCTCTTTATATAAAGGATACAATTGATGACCCTGATGCTCCTGACGGGGCAACGATGAGAAGATGGTATGCGACAATGATTGCTGCCGGAGAACCTATTGAGTGGGACGAAGTGCTTTGATGAATGATACGACAACGGTTTGCATTACCCAAGTATGAATGGAGCTGCATGGTATATTATGCAGTAGATACATATTATACAGAGGAAATACTGGATAATATGCATTCCATCGGCTGCGACGGTGATATGCTTCGTACTGCTTATGAGAATATTAGCTCCGGCAATTTGAATACCGGAGTTACTTATTCCAACTTCGGCACCCGGGAAACAGTAATGGTCATTGCCCTTACTTCGTCCCCAAAGGAATTTGCCAAGTCCTGGCGGCATGAATGCGGGCACATGGCTACTCATATTTGCCAGGCGTTCGGTATAGACCCTTACG